CGGCGGTACAGGTAATCAAGGTACTACTGGAACTGGTCTTCAAGGCGTACAAGGTATTTTGGGTTTACAAGGTCTCGCTGGATCTGTTCAAGGTTTACAAGGTACGACCGGTTTGCAAGGTTCTACAGGTCTAGTTGCAGTTGTTGACGATACCGCTCCACAACTTGGTGGAGATCTCGATGTAAATAATAGAAAGCTTACAAGTGCAAACAACGGTGATATATCTATCGATCCTAATGGAACAGGTAATGTTCTACTCGGCAACTTTGAGTTTGATGTAGATCAAGCAATAGGAGCGGGTGTTGATAATTATGTTCTAACATACGACAACGCGACTCAACTTATTAGTCTAGAAGCAAGTAGCGGTGGTGGTATTTCTAATGTTGTAGAAGATACGACTCCACAGCTTGGTGGTAATCTCGACGTAACCGGCAGAACTCTATTTACTACATCTAACGGCGACTTTAATATCTTACCAGACGGTAATGGTGACGTACGTTTTGCTACAACGATGGCAGGCACCACAACAGGTGGCATGGTCGCATTTAAAAAGTTTTATCCAAACACCACACAGCAACCAAACCTTGGCAGCCACGCTTTATATGCTCACAGTGATACTACAACAACTGGAACTTACGCTAGTATTGGTTTGCATCCAGGCACAGACGTTAGTCCTTCAACAAATTCATATACTTGGATTAGAGCAATAAGAACTGGTAACTCAACTGCTAATTTTGAAATTGCTGCAGCTGAAAACAGCGGAGGCGGCTTATATAATAAGATTACTCTTAATGGTGAAACCGGAGTAGTTACTATGCCGGGACCTGTTCAATTACCAAGCTATACTGATACTGAATTGGGATCGCTTGCTGGATCTGCTGGAATGATGGTATGGAACTCTACACAAGGCAGAGTAGATGTTCATAACGGTACTGGATGGGTTGCTGTTTAAACAGTTGACATTCTGTTTCTTCTGTGATACAATGTAAATTATATGATACAAAAATGAGGCTATATTATGTTCAACCACGTGGACCACGGGATAGAGTTACCAAAACTAACTCGTGAAACAACTGAAAGTGGACGCAAGTACTTCACTCCCGAAGGCAATGCTTATCCTTCAATAACGACTGTACTCAGTATTCTGAGTAAGCAAGCTATAATGGAATGGCGAAAGAGAGTTGGCGAAGAAGAAGCTAACAAGATTTCTCGTCAAGCCGCTGGCCGTGGTACAGCCGTACACAAACTTGCAGAAGACTATATTGACAATCTTGAAGATTGGAAAGGCAAACATATGCCTGCTAATATTGCTTCGTTCATGGACATTAAACCAATACTTGATGAACGCCTAAATAATGTGTGGATGCAGGAAACATTTCTGTACAGTGACAAATTAAAGTGTGCTGGACAGGTTGACTGTATCGCAGAATTTGATGGTGAACTATCAATCATCGACTTTAAAACTTCTCGTCGTGTTAAGACTAAAGATAACATTACGAGCTACTTTATTCAAATGTTCTTTTATGCTGCTGCTTTTCTTGAGCGTACCGGCGTTCCAATCAAACAAGGTGTCATTGTGATGGCTGTTGATGGAAACGAACCGCTAGTATTCAAAATTAATGTGCATGAATACATGGAACATTTTTTATCAGTGAGAAAGAAGTATAAGGAGATGTATGAATGATTGAGAGTATATTAGCCCATCTTTTTGGACTCGGTATTTGTGGCATAATGCTTGTTGGCATATGGGAGTCTACTATGATTATTGAAGATCGCAAAAAGAAATATCGAGAAGGAACACACGATTACTACGGTAATCCAACCGGAGACAGGAATGAGTAAATGGCATGGCGGGAAAGGCTCAAAAGCACGCCCCTATGATAAAGATAAGTTCAATGATAACTGGGATCGTATTTTTACAACTGAAAAGAACCAAAAATACAAGCAACAGGATATGACTGAACTAAACGCTGACGGCAATCGTACCCGTGGAAGATACGGTGAAGATCTTGAAAAAAAGGGTTGACATTCGTTTTGATATGATATAATATGGTATTTGTCTATAAGGAGAAAAACATGACATTTGTAGCACAACTTGACGTATCATCAGAACCAACTCATAACGAAGTATCTCAATTTGCAACCGAGCACGGTTGTACTGCACTTCTTCTTTTACAAAACGGTCCTGCCGGCGGCAATCCATTATATCAATTTTCATCCGACAACTATAACTACCTAGAAGAATTGGTTGGTCAAGTTCTCGGTTTCATGGATCCAGATCACATCAAAGATATTATCAGGGAGATCTAATGTATATAGTTCGTTATGTTTCAAACAATGAAATAATTGCTATCGTATCTCGTGAAGAAGATGCAAAAGCTTATGATAATCCTATAGATGAAGAAGCCGTTTGGGTTGAGGATACAAAAGCTGATGACTCCGATTGAGATATTTGAATACAAAATGGGATGGATGGGCGCAAATAACAACGCCACTCCGTTCCATTCTGATCATAGGCAAAAAGCCAAGGATTGGTGCAAAGCTAATGTAAAAACTAAGCATTGGCATCATATCAAGTTCTCAAATGTCTATGAGGACACAATGTACTTTGAATATGCCACAGATAGTGAATTATTTTCAAATTATTTGAAAAAAAGTGAAAAAAAGGGTTGACATTTCATCTTGAATGACTTATATTATACATATACGGTAAATAAAGAGGAAATCGAAATGGCTACTAAATTCAAAACATCTGAGTTCACTTGGGACGGTATGTATCTTATGTATCGTGGTCGTCACACTGGTTCTCGTAACATGGAAGAAGTACACCCTAATTGCCATCCTTCTTGGATCGGCAAGCCAAAGCCTGAGTTTATCGCTCGCTTCAAGTATGGTAGCAAGCCTTGGAAATCTTGGGTAAAATGTTTGGTCGATAACTACACCGTTGAAAGCTATATTGCTGAGTGTAAAGAAACCAATCCTCTCGAAGCAGTCCGCAAAGTCGGCTACGCAGGACGTGGCCGCTATTCAAAAAGGAAACTTGCATGCTAGAACAAGAGCATGATGGAATGGAACCAGTTGACGGCTTTTCGGAGCCGTTGACTGATCTAGATTATGATTCAAAACAGCCGGAGTTCTCGGATGAATAAAATCAAAGATTATCTTATTGGTGGTGCCTTTGCATTTGCAATCGGCGCTGCTATTTGTTTCGCTGTTATCAAAGCTTCAGAATTGCCTGATGTTTGGTTCAGCTACAAGACACAAGATTGTGTTCAAGTTGTAAATTATGTTGAAGGTCAGAACTATTCCTGCGAAAATCTGCCTCCAAAGTATTATCACGTTTGGGTAGAGTAATGAATATTTTTGTTCTTCATGAGGATCCAGTAGTATCTGCTGAGATGATGTGTGACAAACATATTCCAAAAATGATTGTCGAAGCAGCTCAAATGTTGTCAACAGCACATCGAATGCTTAACGGCTATGTTGAGAAGCGTCCTTCTAAATCTGGAAAGCGCATGATCAACTACTGGGTTCATAACAATCCAAACCTCGAAGAAGTTCTGTACAAAGCAGTTCATCACGGCCATCCTTGTACTGTTTGGACTATGGAGTCTAAATCTAACTATGATTGGCATTACAGACACTTCGTGGCCCTCTGTAGTGAGTTTGAGTACCGCTTTGGTAAGTCCCATATGACTACGGGCAAGCTTACAGAAACCCTTCAGAGGGCTCCAGATGGCATTCCAGATATAGGAATTACACCCTTTGCTCAAGCTATGAGTCATTATCCAGAGTGTATTGTTCCAAACAATCCGGTAAAAGCTTATCGCAATTATTATCATGCGGCCAAAGAATTTGCTAAGTGGCAAAAAGGTCGCCCAGCTCCAGTGTGGTGGGAAGGCTTCAAAGGCCGTCCACAGATGCCAGTAAGCATCTAATAAATACAAACATGGAAGAACAAACAAGGAGTCATAATGACTGATTTATTTTTTACTGAGATGCACTTCTGGCTGTTATTTACCGCGATCATATTTACTTATGTTGGTAAGTTTATGGCACGTACTTCTGTGCTTGACCACACTGGAAAAATCATTGAAGCTACCATCGATCGTTTGATTGCTGATGGCTATGTGAAAACAAAGAAGGTTGATGGTGAAGTAGAGCTACTCAGATATAATGAAGAGTAGTGGCTATGAAGTATATCATTATTGATCCCGAAGATGGCATATTCTTAGGGACCACAGGACGTTCAGAAATCTCTGAACACTTAGGGCACGGCGTGCCTGATGACGCTCGCATTATCGCTTTATTCTCATCTCACAACGTATTTGATATAACCAAAGCAGCTGCTTTTCCAACTGAAAAAGATGCTAAAGTATATCTTCACAGATACATAGGCAGGAGATGTCCAGATGCCTTTGTAGCCCCTATAGAGACTGATGATATGGCATTTGCCCCATACGTAGATGTGGTTGATATCATACGTGCGGGCTACTCTGAGTACACAGAAGACATGGTTGATGCTCTGCCCATGCAATCCCAACATATCCACTAAAAATAATTTCATTTTTTTTGAAAAAAAGTGAAAAAAAGGGTTGACATTTGTTTCAAGATGATGTATTATAGATATATCAAATGGAAAAAAGGTACGACATCATGGAAAATCTTGGAATCAACTTCGTAAACGCTTGCACAGCTGGTCTTGTTTTCACAATCAACTGCAAAGAAGAAGGTCAAATTAAGCGTCGCTGTGACACTATTGCAGATGGTGTTTACTGGGTTGAGAAGTACGGTATCGCCGATGCATGCTACTACTCTTCAGATATGGATTTCGCTTCTGAAGAAGGTTTCGCATCTGACGATGGCGCCAAGAAAATGATGTCTCGTATCATGAACAACGTCTGTTTGGAGGCATAACTTTTTTCAAAAAAAATGAAAAAAGTTGTTGACATTCGCTTTTATATGATATAATATGGTTATATCAAATCAAAAAGGAAACTTATATTATGGCACACGAACTTGAAATCATCAATGGTCAGGCACAAATGGCATACCGCGAATCACAAGGTCTTCCTTGGCACGGTCTAGGTGTTCCCGTCTCTGACGACATGACTCCGCAACAAATGATGGAAGCAGCAGGTCTTGATTGGACTGTTGAAAAAATCGATACCATTTATCGTCACAAAGGTGACATGCATAAAACTGGCCAGCAAGCTCTGGTCCGTTCAACCGACAGCAAAATCCTAACACAAGTTGGGCCAGGCTGGAATCCAGTGCAAAACTCTGAAGCTTTTGATTTCTTCACAGATTTCGTAAGTGCAGGCGACATGGTAATGGATACTGCCGGTTCATTGAAAGATGGCCAAATTGTTTGGGCACTTGCTGATGTACGCGACGGCTTCTCACTGTTCAACGGTGACGAAGTAAACGGCTACCTTCTCTTCTCTAATCCACACCAATACGGTAAAGCAATCGACATCAAGTTCATCATGACTCGTGTCGTATGCAACAACACTTTGGCTGTGGCTTTGAACGAAAAGAACCAGCCTTCTGTTCGCGTTAACCACCGCTCAGAGTTTAATGCTGAGAAAGTAAAAGAAGTTCTTGGCTTGTCTCACAACAAGATTGAGAAGTTCAAAGAGGCTGCAGAGTTTCTTGGTTCTAAGCGTTACACTGATGAGAAGCTCACTGAGTTCTTTGGTGTAGTCTTTGGAAAATCTTCTAAAGAGAAAGAGCAACTTGCTCGTACTGCTAAAGAAGCTATGGGTTATGTAGAAAACCAGCCTGGCGACAACTTCGCTCCTGGCACATGGTGGAATGCCTACAACGCAGTAACCTACATGTCTGACCACAAGCTCGGTCGCACACAGGATACTCGTTTAACTTCAGCTTGGTTTGGCACTAACGCTAAGCGTAAAGTTGAAGCTCTCGATCTTGCAATCGAAATGGCGGAGGCGGCGTAAGCCCCTCCTTTTTTCTTAACTAGTAATAGAGGGTGCAATGAAAATATTGGTCTTTGGACTACCGGGCAGTGGAAAAACAACCCTTGCCCGGCCTCTCGCCGATCTAATCGGTGGCGTGCACATCAATGCAGATGAAGTACGCACAAAATACGACGACTGGGACTTTAGCATGGAAGGTCGTCTAAGACAAGCTCAACGGATGAGACATCTAGCAGATGGTGTAGTAATGGCAGGTAAAGTTGCTGTTACTGATTTTGTTTGTCCTACCGAAGAGGCTCGTCTAGCTTTCGATCCAGACTTTACTGTATGGATGGATACAATTAAAGAAGGTAGATTTGAAGATACCAATAAGGTGTTTGTAAAGCCTCCTCAGTGTGATTATCACGTAAGCAATTGGTTTACGGATACTCATGAACAATTGTTACCAGTGGTAAAACGCTGGATGGAGAGAAATAATGATTAAGCACGCTCCGCGGTTTGATGTTAATGTAATCGAGAAACACTATTCTGAAAAGGATGGAGTTCCTGTTCGTTACGTATGTTCTACTGATTTAGGCGCTAGCGACATGCCGGTAGATGTTTTCTATAGATCAACTCCGCATCCGGAGTTTGGAAATCATTACTTTGGTATCTATCTAAATAGAGAAAAAGAACTCATGATCACAAGTGCTGATGCAGTTGAAGATTATGAATTTGGAATGATCGAAGATAAAGATGGCAACTACTGGTATAGTCAATCGCATCATGACTGCTTGTTTATTGATGGCAAAATGATTGATGGCGGTAGAGAGTACATTCGTCATACCGGAGAGTGTGAAATTTGGAAAGTAAAGGATGGTGAAATGGTGAGAACCGTATTCATCAATGAAACATGAGTGAAGTAGTTACAAGAAAGCGACATCTCGCTAAAGCAGTAACATGGCGGATCATTGCGAGTATTACAACGGCGGCAATAGCTTGGTATTTTGGCTTACCTCCAAAAGCGGTAGGAGCTGTGTTTGTAGCAGATCTTATCATCAAGTTTGTTTTGTACTACGCACATGAACGCGTTTGGTATAAACATATTAGATTTGGAGTTAATAAATAAATGTATGATAAGCCTATGTTTGATTATCAGGCGCCAACAGTTCAAATGCTTGGACGTTGGCAACCTTGGCATGACGGGCACACTGCCCTATTCAAAAAAGCCTTGACAATTACCGGCCAAGTTGTTATTATGGTAAGAGATGTTGGAGGTATTGTCGGTAAAGATGCCGGCGCTGGCCGAACAGCAACTCAAGATGACAACCCCTTCGGTGAAATTCAAGTCACAACACACATCGAGCAAGGTCTCGAAAAAGAAGGATTCCACAATGGACATGAATATATTATTCTATGTGTTCCCAATATCGTTGATATTTCTTACGGGCGTGGTGTGGGTTATACATTTACTGAGCATGACCTCGGTAAAGAAATCCACTCGATCTCAGCCACCAAAATCCGTAAAGCGTTACGGGAAGACGGTAAGCTATAAAATTCACGAGAATGACCAATCTGGTCATCGCAAATACACTGTATTATATGAGGACTTATGCCAATGAGTGATTTACCAACAACTATTACCGAGAAGGACCGTAAGGTCATTCAAGGTGCATTGCGTGAAATGTCGGATTCAATGACCCGCGCTTCTGCTGAAAAAGATCTCCAAAAGGATATTGCAACCAAAATCCACGAAGATA